TGTGATGCGCGGCACATCGGCGGCATATGTTGTCAGCACGCCGCTTACAATATCGGTGGCGCTTGAGGCGCGTGAAAATGTCAGGCGGCTGTCGAGCGAGCTTTTCAGCAACTCCAGCGTCAGGGTTGGCGCATCACTGCCGCCGGGCCGGGTGATGCGCGTGGACAGGCCCAAAAACATGATTACGCCAGCCCGATGAGGTTGATGCCCGCGCTGGTGCCTGTGGCCAGCACCCGGCGCACGCGAATGGGCAGCACCTGCCCGGCGGGCAGATTGCTAAAGGTCACAGCGCTGGCATCATCCGCCAGAATGGCCACCAGCGTACCGCCAGCGCCGCTATAAACGGCGCGCGTGGTCACGGCCAGATCGTTATTGTCATCCGCCGTAATGGCGAAGGCCTTTTGCGCCGGACTATCAAGGCCAGCACTGTGCGTTGCGAAAAAATCCGCCATAATCTCTCCTGTTTGCATGTTAAATGTTGGAAGGCCCGATCAAAGTTAAGCGGACCTTAACTACCCATCGCCTAGACTGAACGGTACGACGATAAGTCGCGGGAGTTCAGACATGAGCAGCACTTTTGAAAATGGCGCGGCCGGACGGCCCGCGCAGCAGGATAATTCCATCCAGCATTCCTTCCGCATCAGTTTGAACCTGACCCGGCGCGTGGTGCGCCGCATGATCGAGCTGGAACAGGTCCAGCCCCGCCCCGTCTGGCAGCCAGCGCCGCGCATCAGCGTGGTGCCGGATCCGGTCAGTTTTCAATTCTCCCTGCGCATGTTGCGCCGGGTGATCCATCGGGTTCTGGAACAAGGACACCTGCAGGCGGCCTAACACCATCCGCCGCGCCATTCCCCTACGCGCCGGTTAGACCGGCTGCGTCACCGGCATACCGCGCACAATAAGCGCGGCTGAAGCGGCGCCCGTTGCGCCGCTGGCCACAGTCATCACCGCACGCACATAGCGCTTGCTGCCACGGTAGCCCACGCGCTGCACGCTGTTGGCACTGCCAGCCGAATTGATGGGCGTAAAGCTGCCATCCAGCTCAGCCGCGCTGGCGGTGGTGAAGCTGACATTATCGTCCGAATGCTCCAGCGTGGGGGTGTGGGTGCCATTGGTATAAGCGCCCACATACAGCAGCAGCAGCGCGGCATGATACCCGGCCAGATCAACGGACGTGCCGTTATAGGTGCCGGTGGGACGCACGGCTGGCTCCAGGCTATGGGCCGCGTCGATATTGTTTTTCAGATCACGAACGGTCATGGATTGTCTCCTCAATCAGGATGCGCTGAACTTCATCAGCTTGATGGCGTCAAAGTTGACCACATCACCGCCGACACGCTTGGTGGTGTAGAACTTCACATTGGGCTTGTCGGTATAGGGGTCACGCAGCATGCGAATGCCGGTGCGGTCGACAATGGTATAGCCTTCGCCAAAATCGCCAAACGCCAGCGAGAGCGAATTGGCGGCCAGCGCCGGCATGTCCTCGGCAAAGAACACCGGAAAGCCCAGCAGCGTGGGCGGCTGACCGCCCTGCAGGCTGACCTGCCAGATGTAATTGCCATCCCCGCCCTTGAGCTTGCGAATGGCCGCCGAGACCGAGCGCGGCATCAGCCAGCTGGCCTTGGGCAGATGCGCCGCCTTGAGCTTGTAAACAAGATCAAGCAGCTTGTCGGCCGGGTTGGTGGAGGCAAAGCCGCCCGCCAGACCTGACGCTACATACTGCAGCTGGCCCCAGCTGCGCGTATCATCATCAGCGGTGGAGGTGGTGTAGCTGAGCAGACCACGCGGGCGGCTCACCCCATCCCCATTGATAAAGGCGTCCGCCTCGCGGCGGGCCATGCGGTCGGCCACCTTCTGGCCCAGATATTCCTCGACATTGATGGCGGCATCATCCAGCAGCTTCTGGCTGACCTTGGGCTGCGCGGCAATTTCATGCACGGGAATACGCACCTTGCCCAGCGCGGGCGTGGCGGTTTCAGCGCGGCTGGCGGTTTCGGACACCCAGCTGGCTTCGGCCTCGTTACGATCGGACAGCATTTCCAGCGCATCGCTCGAAATCTCGATGACACTGGCCAACTGGCGCAGCGGGGTAAAATCACGCAGGCGCGTGGCAATGCGGCCGCTCAGGTCAGCTGGCACCATATAGCCACCTTCCGGGTCAGAGCCGACCGTCATGGCCTTGCGCTCAAGCGCCAGCAGCTCGCCATCCACACCTTTGCGCAGGAAGGCATTAAACGCCTTGCCATGCTCATCGGCCATAGGGTCGTACGCAGCACTCTCCATTGACTTGCCGCTACGCTTGGCGGCAATGCCCTGACGGGTGATCTTGTCCTGCAGGCCATCGATCAGGCTGTTGAGGCGATTGAGCTTGTCGGTGGTGACGGCATCGACCGCGCCTTTGGTGCGCAGCTGCGTCAGCTCATCCTCATGGGCTGACTTGAACGCCTGAAACTGGCGCTGCATGTCATCAATCGCGGTACGGGTTTCGGTATATGAATCCATTCTCTACTCCTTGCTGGTTGAACGGGAAGCGGATGCGGGCATGGCCGCACGGATGCTGCAGGTTAAGTCCTGCAACGCCCCCACCAATGGTGGCTGACTGAGCAGCGCTGCGCCCGGCAAGCGGGCCTTCACACCACTGACCCGCGCCGCTTCCAGCGCGGGAAAGGTGACTAATGAGATCTCGTAAAGGGCAATGCTCTTGAGCAGCTGCACGCCGCGCTGGCGGTCACGCAGGGCGTCCACCACCTTGTACCCGATCGACAGGCCCGACAGCGCCTTGCGCTTGAGCAGGGCATAGGCCTCGGCCGCGCGCGCCACGTCATGAATGAACAGCTGCCCGCGCACAAACAAACCGGTGCTGTCACTCTTGACCAGCTGCCAGATGCCGATGGGCTGGGCAATGTCATGCTGCCAGAGCAACGGCAGCGGACGGTCGGCCTTGCCCAGCGCGCGCACACTGGCGTCAAACGCGCCGGGCATCACCACGTCGCCGTCGCTATCCTCAATATGGTAAAGAGAGGCATAGCCCTCGATGATGCCTTTCTCGTCGTTGATTGCTTTCAATAAAAAGGCGCTGGGCGCTTTATGCTGACAGGCCGCAAGGCCCCTGTTCTGCTTCATAATCCCTCCAATTTTAGACAGTTTGTGTTGAACACCCCCTGCCTAATTTGCTAGCAAGGAGACCGGAGATTTTCGAAATGTCGTTTTTAAACCGCTTTGCCGCCCGCTTTGGGTCGGCCGCTCAAACCCCATCATCCATCCCGACTCTTGATGGCTTGCAGCAGACCTTAGTGGGCCCGTATGAAGTGTTCAGCGCGCTGACCGGCCGTAATTACGGCTTGCTCAGCCCGCGCGACATAACCAACACCTATCTCGATCTGGGCCGCCGTGTTTATTGCAACCAGGGTTTTGAGCATGTGGGCATGGCCCCGCTGGTGCCCGCTGCCCGCCAGTTTGAACTGAACATTCACTGGATGGGCAATGACGCCAGCCGCTTTGCCTTTCATGTCGCCGCCCACCGGATTGACCCCAAGAACCCGCAGGCCTCTGAAGATAAGCCGATGGTTGACCTGATGCGCGTGCGTGGCCAGGTTGGCCCTAATGGCCGCGTCTATGCCGAATGCAGCACGCGTGTGACCAGCACCGGCGCTATCAACACCCATCCGCTCACGCGCGAAGATCTGAACGGCATCCGCCGGATGCGTGTGCTGCTGGGCTGCAAGCTCTAACCTGAAGAGAGACAACATGAACAAAAACATTATTCTCGCCCCGCTCAAAGCAGCCGAACGCCTGCTCAACAGATTGCCCGATCGCATCGCCTTTGGCCCCAAGGTTGATCGTGATGAACTGCCGATGCAAAGCGTATTCACCTTCCTGACCGGCCGTGATCTGGCTACCGCCGATACACAGAATAATATCCAGCAGACCTTCATCAATACGGCGGCCAAGCTGCCGCATAACCACGGCCAACCTGTAGCTGCCGGCATGTATTTTAGCTGGCCGCGCAATAATGACGGCACATTCATTGCCAAGCTGATGGAAACGTCTGAGCTCACCGATAACAGAGCCAGAGCCACGATCCGCATTATGGGCCAGGTCAGCCCGGATGGCTCAATCCGCGGGTTCATCCAAAGCAGCGATGACAGCAAGAAACAGCCGCTGACCGAAGCCGGTCTGGCCCAGTTTGCCCGCTGCCGTGCCGCCATCAATCCGACCCGCCCAGTATTCTAACCCGGCGATCTAAAGGAGCCTGTTCATGAGCCTGATTACCCGTCCCCTCACCGCCCTGAGCAATTTGGCCAATCGTGCCGCCGAGCGTTTTATTTACGGCCCGCGCGTGCAGACAGACCTGCCGATGCAGGATGTGTTTACCTTCCTGACCGGTAAGCCGCTGAGCTTTGCAGCCGGCAGTCGCTACGATTATACGCGCTCAACCGAAGCCGTTCTGCCGCATACGCAAGGCAAAGCGGTGCCAGCCCACCTGCATATCTCCTGGCCGGCTGGTAACAATGGCCGTTTCACTGCTTTTGTCAGCAACAGCACCCCCATCGACAACAGCAGCGCCTACAAGCAGCAAGAGCTTGCAATTGAAGGTCAGGTGCGCCCGGATGGCACCGTGCGCGGCTATTTCTGTGAGCGGGATGATGCGAATATCACCCGCCGCCGCATTACCGAAGCCGAGCTGGCCCAGTTTGCCCGCTGCCGCGCGGCGCTGAATCCGGCCAAGCCTGCGATCTAATTGGCGATCTAAACCTGCTTGCTGGCGCTATAGCCTACCGCCTGACGCTTTTCTTCTGAGGTCAAAAAGTCGGCCGCGCTGATGCGCGCCCACAGCGCCTCGCGCTGCGGGCTGAGCGCCGAGACGGCATCCAGATCATAATCCAGCCGGAGCGTAGGGCCGAATAACGGCGTCAGCCAGTTATTGAGGGCATCACGCAAGGCAAAGGCCAGCGGCAACACCGTATCCTCATAAAAGGCCATGCGCGCCTCACGGTAATTGGCGTAGGTCTGGCTGTCTGGCAGACCTATGAGCTGCGCGGGCACACCAAAGGCCAGCGCAATCTCACGCGCCACGCCATCACGCCCCTGCCGCCAGTCCATATCGGTGGGGCTGAGCGACATGGCGCGCCAGTCCAGCCCGCCTTCCAACAACAAGGGCCGCCCGGCATTGAGCGCGCCTTCGATCTGTTCCTCCAGCTCCTGCTTGAGGCGGGCAAACTGCTCCTCACTGAGCAGGGCCGGGCCTTCCTTGGGCGCATAGACCAGCGCGCCCGACGGACGCGCCGCGTTTTGCAGCAATGACTGGTTCCAGCTGCTAGCCTGATTATGCTGATCGATCGATTGCAGCGCCGCTTCCAGCGGGCCCTGACCGTACCAATCATCCAGCGGATGAAAGCCTTTGAAGTGCAGCACATCACTCTGGCCGGTCAGCGCATCGGCCAGCCAGCGCACCTGCCGCCCGCCTGCGCTATATTCATACGCCGCCGGCACGCCCTGCGCGCCGGGCACCACCTTCACGCGGTCAGGGCGCAACACCCACAGCTCACGCGGGGCGCTGCTGGCATCAACCCGCACAGCCTCCACATAGGCATTGCCGGTAATGAGATAATAGGCATAGAGCGCCTCCAGCAACTGGGCCTTGCCCTGCTGCGGATTAGGCTGCTGCAACAGCGCGAGCAGCGGATGCTGCTGCAGCTCACGCGTGCCCTCATACAGCAGCACCGGCATAGCGGCGGCGGCCTGCGCAACGGCGCGAATGCAGCGAAAGGCTATGACATTGCGGCGATAGCCCTCCTCCGCCAGACGGTCATAGCGGCGCGGCGTCCAGCGCGGCTGACCCGGCGAGCTGATGCTGAGCACCGGCCCGCTGCGGCTGGCCTTGGCCACAGGCCGGCTGTGCAGTTTGGCTTTCCAGAGATTGAACATGTTTTTCCTTTCAACTGATTGGGGGCAGGTCATGCATGATGCGGCACGCTGTTGTTACAGATGGCGCAGACGCGGCTGGCTCTGGTTGAGCTTCAGCTCGGTGATGGCCCAGACGAGCGCATCCACGCGATCAGGCGAGAGAGCCAGCGCACCGGGCGCAAAGCGGCACATTTCATCTTCAAGCGCTGGCAGGCGGCCAACATGATGGACCAGACCCTGCTCATATAAAGCGGCCACCGGCTCGGCGCGCAGCACCTTGCCACGATTGGCATGCACCGCGCGATACGGCAGATGCGGCGCCACCGTGCGTAACAGTGTTTCAACAAGATCGCCTCCTTGGTTCACTTCACCGATCACCAGATCGGCCTGTAATTGATCAAACAGCGCCACCACCTTGCGCGCCCAGCTGTCGGGCGTGGTGCGGCAACTGACATCAGCCAGCACATAGACATGTCCGTCCTGCCCCAGCCCGGCGGCTACAATGCCGGTAGCATCGGCACTGGCGCCGCTTGTCACCGCCGGATCAACCGCAATGACCAGTCGCTGCAAGTCGCCCGCATGGCTTACCCGCAAGGCATCAAGCTGGTCAGGCTGCCAGAGCGCGCCCGCCACCTCGTCGATCACATCGGCATATAATTCCTGACGGCCCAGACGGGTGCCGTCATAGCGGCTGCGCAGTTCGGCCACCGCTGATGGCGCCAGATTGGCGGCGTTCTCAAAGGTATGGCCGCGCGTGATGGCCACGCCCTGCCCCTCTTGCGCAAGTAGCGCACGCAGCCACGGCAGCGGCTTGGGCGTGGTGGTAGCAATGAATTGCGGATGCTGCCCCAGGCGCAGGCCAAAGCGCAGCTGGTCAAGCGCGTCCGGGCTTGACCAGGCGGCCAGCTCATCACCCCACGCCACATGATGCTGCGGCCCGCGCAAACGCTCGGGCGCGTCAGCCGAAAACAGCTTGATGCGGCTGCCATTAAACAACCACAGCTCCCCTTGCGAGCGGTTCCAGGTTTGCACACAGGCGGGCGGCAGAATGCTGAGCAGGCCGCTCTCGCCTTCCACGCAGGTGTCGCGCGCATCGTTCATGGTGGGGGCAACGATGGCCCCGCGCCACTGATCATGCCGCAACAGCTGCCAGGCAAAGGCCTCGGCCCCGGCCCGGGTTTTGCCAAAGCCGCGCCCGGCCAGCAGCAACCAGGTATGCCAGTCACTGACCGGGGGGAGCTGATTGGGCCGCGCTGCCGCCAGCCAGCTCAGACGCTGACGCAAGGCCGCCTGCCTTGCGGGCGGCCAGCTGGTCCAGCAGGAGCTGTAAGGCTGCCAGAGCTGTGGTGCTGTCGGTATCGCTGGTGTCGTGATCATGTCGGGCCTCGCTTCCCTCGCCCCAGCCCAGCCGCGCCCGCGCCCAGGCCAGCAGGAGCGTGCTCTGCCGTCCTTCGGTCGCCTGCGTGAACAGGGAGCGGCTGACTTCAATGTTGGCCTGCGCGGCGCCTTGCGCCAGCTCGCGGCTGAATGTTTGCTCAAACAGGCTGGCACTCATCAGCTGGCCGTCGGGCAGAACCCCGCAGAGCTGGCGAATGTCAGCCGGTGCCGCCCCCACTGCCGCCAGCGCTTGCACGCGGGCGCGCAGCGGTGCCGCAATGGCATCGCTGTCAGTCATCTTGAAACCTGAATGTAAGAAAGTGGATGGACGCGCCTATCTCACAAGCGCCTCTACCGAGATCGGCCGGTGCGCTGCAGGCATAGTACGCCGTATCAAAGTCAATACTACAGGTGGCCGGTAATGTCAAGAACAAAATGAGTATATTTGTGCTTTTCTGGCGTAAATACCATCGTATTCGTAAACGGTATCATTCATAAAAAAGAGCCCATAAAAAAACCCGGGGCTTGCACCCCGGGCCACAGCAACACACCAGTTCCACCACCTAATGACAGTTATAAAACCGCTGCAGCAAATGTAGCGCCGCGCGCAACTCATCGCGCCGGGCCCAGTCCAGCGCCGCATCTTCACAGCAAACGGCGATGGCCACCACCGACAGCCGGGCACCGGCCGCCCGCACCGCTTCACGCCAGCGGCGATAGGCCTGCTCGGCCTTGCCGTCACGCCGCTCGGCCGGGCTTTGCCAGGCGGCGCCGGGCGTAGGCGCGCGCACGCCGTCATACACACGGCTGGCCAGCAGACTGACCTGCCCGTGGATATAGTCACGGCGCAGGGCGATGCCCGCTTCATGTTCTTCACGCGTGATGGCGCCGATCATCAGCCAGCGGTCAAGCGCGCATTCTTCCAGCGCGCGCATGGCCAGCAGACCGTTATGACCGGTCTGCACATATTCATGCGCAGAATGCTGCCAGCGTTCGGGCGTACCATGATCGGCCAGATCAGAGCTGCGGTAACGGGTAGACACATAGCGACGTTTGCTCATTCACACTCCTTCCGGTTGCGCGGTGATAGCAGCGGCCAGCGGATTGCGACCATAGAGACGGTTGGCTTCGTTGATGAGGGCCTGACGGGCAAAATCATCATCGATCAGCAGCGGATCAATCAGCGCCAGACCGCGCTGCCGCCAGACCTGTTCGGCCAGCTTGCGCATCTCTTCGCTGGTGCGCGGACGGCTGAGTTGCAGCCGCGCCAACTGCGAGCGCAGCGCGCCGGAATAGGCCGGAATATGCATTTGCCGATCGGTCCCTTGAGTCACCATACCCCTATAGGCGGAGGGCATGGAGCTGCCTTTGATTTGACTGGTTTTTTCAGCGCATGGTTGCGGACAACCAACGACTGTGCTGTCATTGTTCATGGCCTGTTCCCTGAGTGGTTTTAGGTTATCTGACCGGCCCAGAACGGCGAACCAGTCTGGAAACAACTTGTATCCGAATTGGATACAAATGTCAAGTTATTATTGATTTGTAATCACTCTATTGATATACAATTTGGATACATACCGATGTATAGTCGGCGTGACGCAAGGAGACGCAACTGTGAACCGCATCCGCGAATGGCGACAGAAGAAGGGCTGGTCCCTGCAGCAACTGGCCGATGCCAGCGACACCTCGCGCGCCCAGATCGACAAGCTGGAACGTGGTGAGCGCCGCCTGACGCTGGACTGGATGTTACGTCTATCCACACCGCTCGAATGCCTGCCAGCTGACCTGCTGCCTGACAGCGGCACCAGTATCGCCAATGATCGCGGTAGCAGTTTGCGTGAGCGCATGATCCCGGTGCGCTCGGCCGCACGCGGCGGCACCGATCAGGAGATGTTTCTGGAAGACGGGCCGATTGACCATCGCCCCGCTCCCAGCTTTGTCGCGCATGTAAAAGATGCTTATGCGATTTATGTAGTGGGAGATTCCATGCGGCCCATGTACCGCCCCGGCCAGCTGCTCTACATCAATCCGCACAAGCCGCTGATGCCCGGTCAGGGCGTGGTGATTACCAAGCATAGCCGCGCGGTGCTGATCAAGGAGCTGGTGCGGCGCACCGCCACCGGCCTGTGCGTGCGCGAATATCAGCCCAAGCCGCGTGATTTTGTGGTGCCGCACCGCGATATTGCCAGTGCGCATATGGTGGTGGGCGCGGAAGAACCGGGCCAATAGCCCCGCCGCCACATCCCACTCAAATTAACTATAATCTACCCTTGCGGAATAAGGGCCAAATTGGCTAAGGTGCCGCCATGTCATTAATTGATATTATTGAAAAACAGCTGAACGCCACGGCGTGGCACCAGCTGCAGGTACGACGCCTTTTTGACGGTGACACCCCCACGCCGCCAGAGTTTGCGCGCGTACCCTCGCCGGCTGCCTTTAACATTCTGTGCAACCGCGCCACCACCATGGCCAGCGCGCCGTTACATTTTCAGGCAGCTTCGCTGGATTATCTGCGCAATCTACCCGCCAGCGCCATTCCCGGCCTTGATGAAAAAATTGAATATGCCGCGCCGCGCTTGCAGATGGCCGCGCCCAGCGAGCTGCCCATTCGCCTGTTTGAGCTACCCGGCCCCAACAATGTAGAGCCCACGCCCGATAATATCAGCAGTGCGCTCTATAACGCGCTGCCCAACCGCCCGGGTCTGTCCAACTTCATCAGTGACACGCTACGCCTCGTACTGCTGACCGAACGCTATGTGGGCAAGGTCAGCTCGTTTGCGCTGCTCAGCGGCCAGAACTGGACGCCCTCACCGTTCAGCTATACCCCGCATGAAGATATGGGCCATAGCGGCGTGCGCCTGTTTGCCAGCCTGCTGCATGACGGCCTGCTGGTCACCCCCACCGCTGTCACACACAGCCAGCGCAAAGTCACGCGTGAGGTCTATGGCGAGGATGAGCGCAACACCCCGGTTCATGCCAGCTTTAACACGCTGGGCGCTGGCAACACCTACCTACTCCCGGCTGGCCAGCTGGCCGCCTGGCGTATACTGGATAATTATAATGATATGCCCAACGGGCCCGCACTGCCGCACGCAGCAGCCCCGAGCAATGTAACCGGCAACCAGCCGATGATTGTGATGAGCGTGCGCCGCCCGAAATGGCCGGGCTATAAGCACATTTAGTGATCCGGCTTCTACCGATTGCTAGTGCTAATCGCGCGTGCTGCTGCCCATGCGCTCGTCGATCACGCGGGCGGCAATTACCAGATTGGCAAGATCCCCCACATCCGGCTCGGCTGACAGCTCCATGATCAGGCGCGCCATCGCCGCCGCCACCGCATCAGCCGAGCGGTCATCATGCGCGCGCGGTTTGCGCACGCTGCGCAGGCCGTTTTCAATACGCTCACAGCGCTTTTGCAAAGAGGTAATCTCGGCCTCGATCTCAGCGCCTTCTTCATTGCGGGCAATGATGCCAGCTGTAGCGGCGGCAATCTTGTGCTCTAACTGAACCAGCTTGGCGCGCAGACTTTGCTGGTGGCGCTGCCAGGCTTTGTCACGCGGCTTGAGGCCCGCCCGTTTACGCGCATCCACATTAAAGCGCGCACGCGGACTGTGCGCCCGCTCGATATCCCGCTGCAACCAGCGGCGCTGATCGACCAGCCCCTGCCATTCGCGCAGGCGCCATTCCATATCAAACGCAATATCCTGAAACTCCTGACAGCAATCCAGCAAGCGCGCCTGCGCCTGATGATTGAGTTCGTACAGAACCGCAACCGCCTCGCCAGCGCTGAGACTAGGTTGCATGGGGGTGGCCCGTTGCCGGGCCTGCGACGACACGACTCTCATACAAAAACCGTAGCAATTTACGGCTAACAACTAGTGAAGAGAGGCGCAACTAATCTGCTTGACTTGCGTGTTTCTGTCATGCGCTGCAGCAAGTGTTTGATATTGCCGGGACGCGCATGCGCCGCGCGCCACACCACGGCCATACAAGCGCCACACCTGTTCACGGATCTTCAGTGCCGCGCACGTTCTGGGCAGACAAATAGAAGGCCACTCAAGCGCTGCAAAGCACCCTTTCGCGCGGCGCGGCTCAGCTCTCGACAAAAATATGGCGGCGGGTTTTGGCCGGCGGACACAGACGGCGCAGATGATCAAGCGTGAGCTGCGCTTCCCGCGTCACCAGCACATCGACCTCGTCTTCGCTGTCCAGCACCTCGGCCACATCCGCAGCCGAACGCGCACACACCACCTGCGGGTCACGCTCCAGCACGCGGGCGTGCCAGTCGCTTTCAACCATCAGGACATGTTGGTCGCCCCCACCATCTGCCTGCGCGTCAATCAGCTGCTGTTTGACGCTGGCCCGCAGCATGTCAGTTGCCATGCGTTCCGGCCCGCTGAGCGCTGCACTGTCGTGCATGGCCTTGGCGGTCATCCGGGCGCGCCAGATGGCCCGCCGCAATGACATCTTG